ATATAAATATTGTTTATATTATAAAAATATTGTTTACTATATGTACATTTTTATTTATTTATATTTTTAATTGATAATATAAGAACTTATATATTTTCATTATTTTAATCAAAATTTAAATATAATATTTTATTAAATATAAGTTTTATTAATAAATTATTATATTTTTTTATATTTATTGTTATAATTTATATTTATTACAAATAAAGCTATAAAACCAAAAAAATAATATGTATTTTTAATTGTATTTTATAAAAAAAATATTTTAATTTTATCAATAATTTACTGATATTGAATTATGAAACAGCTTATTAATTTTATATAACTATATAATAGAATAAGATAATAAATTAATTATAAATAAAATAAAATTTTATTTAAAAATTTATCTTGTTCATTTATTATATTAAAGTTTCTAGTATTGCCTTTACACATTTAAAATGCCGATATGGATTAAACTCATATGTTATACCACCGGTAAATTCTGGATGATTATAATCTGTTATATTATTGATTTTTGTTTCAAATAAAAAATTAAATGTTTTATTACGAATAAATATAATAAAAAATAATATAACAGATATAACTACATATATTGAAGCATATATATAATTCATTTATATAATAAAACATAAATAATTTATTTTTTAAACAAATATAATCGGCATTTTAAATGTGCAAAAGCAATGGATAGAAATAATATAATAAATTAACAAGATTTTTTTAATTTTAAATAAATATATTTATATTTATTAAATATATTATCTTAACAATATAATTTATAAACAAATAATATTTTATGTGTCAAAAAGAAATGCTAGAAACTTATTAATAATTTATTATAAATAATATTTTATTTATAATAAATTATTGTTATAAGATAATATATTTAATAAATATAAAAATATTTATTTAAAATATTAATATTAGTTATTTTATCGTAAAAATGTAATTAAAAATTTTATTTTTAAAAATTGTGTGCAAAAAGTGTAAAAAATATTTAAGATCGCATTGATTTTAACATAATTATTTATAAAAAATACTTAATAATAGGAAATCTATGTTTCCTAACTATATTACATCTTTGTTAAAGATTCATACTCATACTCAAAAATAGATGGATTTAATGAAAAATAATACCAATTTATTTTATCCATATTTTTTTCTAAAAGCATCATAGCATTTGGATTGCTTGACAATTCATTCCAATCTATTTTATCCATATTTTTTTCTAAAAGTGTTATAGCATTTGGATTCCGTGATAATAAATTCCAATTTATTTTATCCTTATTCTTTTCTAAAAGCATCATAGCATTACAATTTAATGATAATACATTCCAATCTATTTTATCCATATTTTTTTCTAAAAGATGTATTGCATTTGGATTTTGCGATAACCACGGCCATTGTATTTTATCAATATTTTTTTCTAAAATATGAATAGCATTCGGATTACTTGATAATCCATGCCAATCTATTTTATCAACATTTTTTTCTAAAAGATCTATAGCATTTGGATTATGTGATAACCAATGCCAATTTATTTGATGTACATTCTTTTCTAAAAGAACTATAGCATTTGGATTACCTGATAATTCAGTCCATTCTATTTGTTGTATATGCTTAGATATAAGATGTATTGCATCTGGATTACTTGATAATCTTTTCTCAGACCATTCTATTTGTTCTATATACTTAAATATAAGATGTATTGTATTTGGATTACTTGATAATCTTTTCCAGTCTATTTTATCCATATTCTTTTCTAAAAGATGTATTGCATTTGGATTTTCTGATAATCCACTCCAATTTATTTTATCCATATTCTTTTCTAAAAGATATATCGCATTTGGATTTTTTGATAATTGTTGCCAATATATTTTATTTATATCAATCCAATTCCTTAATTTATACATATATTTTATATTTAAAAAATATTTTTTAAGTATAAATATAGTCATCATATTTTATAATTCTACCAAATTTTTATAATTTTTATAATTATTTTTAAAAAATAATTATAAAATTAAATAATATGCATACAAAAAATAATAGATATATTTTTATAAAAATATATCTAGTAGAATTTTAAATTGCGATGACTATATATAAGTATATCATTAACTATTAATGGATTAATATTTTTATTTTGATAAATATTATTAAAATTATCATTATATTCTTTATTCCAATTATAAAAAGTAGTTATATGACATTTAAAATTATTTATTATAAAGTTTATTCTTTCTTGTCCAATAATACCAATTGTTTTTAAATAATTATATATATTTATAGATAATTCTTTTATTTTATTATCAAACATCTAACATTTAGATATAAATTTAAAATATTTTTTAATCTAATTTTATAAAATTATTTTTATAAAATTATTTTTTAGTAGAATTCTAAATTGCGATGACTATATATACATATACCATTCTATTTTATTCTTATTTTTCTCTAACAAGTCCAATCTATTTTATCCACATTCTTTTCTAAAAGTTGTATCGCATTTAGATTATTTGATAATAATTATCAATCTAATTTATTTATATCTACCCAACTTCTTAATTTATACATTTTAATATATTTAAAATAAAAAATTTTAAATAATATATTCAAGATCTTTATCTTTTTAATTTGGATAATTAACATATATCGTATAATTTATAAAAAATATTAAATAACAATATTCTACTTAAGCAATTTATTTAATATTTTAACAAAACTTATAAAATTTTTTATCTAAAGTAATAATAATATGAATTATTCATATAATATATATAGTGTTAATAATATATTATTAATGTTTTTTATAGGAGGATTATTGTATATAAGTTTAATAATATATTATTTATATCAATTAAAAAATTGTATATGTAGCTTTAAAAATAAAAATACGATTAATCTTGATTACTTAATTGGAATTGAATTATTTGTATTACTATTATATATACTTTCTATAGTATATTTATATTATAGTAATGACAATAAAATTAGAAAAATTCAAGAAAAATATAATTATTATATAATTATATATAATATATTTTTAATATTATTATATATTTATTATTCAAATAATGTTAGCAAACTATATCAAAATATAGATGAAAATTGTATATGTACGCAAAGTTGGATTAAATTTTTATTACGTATTCAATCATTATTTTTAATAATTCATGTTATTATAAATTTTTATATATATTCATATATATAGCAAGGAACTCTAGATTTTTCCATAAGAATTACTAAAATTTATACCACTAAATAGATATAGAGGTGTAAATTAATATGCTTAATTTTTAATAATATTATAGTCAATCCAGTTTAAAATTGTGGTAAATTTTAAAAAAAATAGTTTTAATCAAGTCTGATTTAAATAACTCTTTCGAGTCTATCTGTTTTATAACAATCTTTAAGAATGTTTACAGACAAATTTAAAAAAACACTTTTTGGGGGAAATATTTTAAATAAATATTTTAACTTCTTCTATAAATAAGGGTAATGATATAACGAAGAGAAAAAAAATTACGAAGTGTACTTTTATCTTAATTTAATATATTTTAAAATATAAATTTATATTAAATTATTAAAATAAAATTTAATATAAATTTATATTTTAAAATAGATTTACTATAATATATTAATATTATTTTTTAATATAAAAGTATTGACAAAATAATTTATTATATTAAGTTGTTTCATAATTCAATATCAGTAAATTATTGATAAAATTAAAATATATATTATTTTTTTGGTTTTATAGCTTTATAGTCATCGTAATTTATAATTCTACTATATAAAAATTATACTATATTTATTTTTATAAAAATAAATATAGTATAATTTTATTTTGCGATGAGTATATAGTTATCAGAATTAAGAATTCTACTACTATATTTTCTAAAATATGAAGATTTATTTAATATTATAATTATAGTAAAAAAATAATTATAAAAAATAATAGAATTATAAATTGTGATGACTATACTAAAAATTAATTTTATAAAATTAGATTAAAAAATATTTTAAATTTATTTCTATACATATTTTTAAATAATGGATATTATTTGTTATAAAGAATAAACTTTATAACAAATAATTTTAAATCTCATATAACTCTACTTTTATAATTATTTTTAAAAAATAATTATATTTAGTAGAATTTCTTTTTACGATGACTATATTTGTAATAAATATAAAAAATATAATAATTTATTAATAAAACTTAAATTTAATAAATTATTATATTTAAATTTTGATTAAAATGATGAAAATTTAAATAAATAAAAATGTATATATAGTAAACAATATTTTTATAAAATAAAACTGTTATTTTTCATTGTTTTTTATAAAATAATATTATTATTTTATTGATATATTTATTGATACTTAATTTTATAATATTAAATATCTACCATTCGGTGTAAATTTTCATAAATCCCCAGTGTATCTTCTAATAGAACAATCTAACCTAGATATATCTATATTTTTACAATGTCTCGGTTGCAATCTTTTATACGATTCTTTTTTAAAAAATCTTCTAAATATCATTATATATACACGTGTAAAAATACCCGCTAATTCATATCTACGATTATCAATACTTCTGTATATATGATTAGGTATATAATCATAATTATCATTATATTTATTTTTCATATAAGATAAAATAATAGGATTTATTTTACCAATATTACCTATTAAATAAATAATACGAATATCATAATATTCCATTATATGTATAAATAACTCATATGGAATTTCATCAATTAAATTAGTTAATGTGCGTGTATTTGTTGTATTACCCATTTTTAAATTATAATTTATTATTATCTTTTGTAGTGAGAGTTGTTAAACTGTCATTTTTTTAATTTAATTTACATACATCTATATTTTCTAAAATTAAATCTATATCTTCTTTAATATTGAATTCTGAATTAAATTTACATACATTTATCTTTCTTAAATCTATCATTTTAATTCTTCTATTAGGTTCTTTTCTAAAAAAGCTTCTAAATATTATACACATGTGTGTGTAAATATCTCCTAATTCATAATATTCCATTATATGTATAAATGACTCATATGGATTATCATTATTTAAATTAGTTAATGTGTGTGTATTTGTTGTATTACCCATTTTTAAATTATAATTTATTATGATCTTTTGTATTGAGAGTTGTTAATCTGTCATTTTTTATTTTAAAAATATAAATACCATACTAAAAAACCTATTACGCATTAGATTTATGAAAATTTTTAATATAAAATTAGGATTGTAAATTTTCATAAATCTTGTTGTATATACATTTTTCTTGATATTTGGATTTTTGTTTATCATGATTATTTTCTAAAAGATGTATTACATTTGGATTTATTCATGATGTTTCATATTTATAAATAGTTACAATGCTAGAAACTTTAATTAAAAAATAACTAATATTAATATTTTAAATAAATATTTTCTTAAATATTTTTTTGTGATAACAATAAATACAAATCTATTTCATTTATACATTTTAAAATAATAATTTAAACACAATGATCAATAATATATTCAAGTTCTTTACTATTCATATAAGATTTTACTCGAGATCTCATATAAGATAAAATAGTAGGATCTATTTTCCCGAGATTACCTATTGAATAAATAATAAGAATATTATCATAATATTCCATTATATGTATAAATAATTCATATGGAATATCATTAATTAAATTAGTTAATGTGCGTGTATTTGTTGTATTACCCATTTTTAAATTATAATTTATTATCATCTTTTGTATTGAGAGTTATTAAGCTATCATTTTTTATTTAAAATATAAATACGATACTAAAAACCTATTACGCCTAAGATTTATGAAAATTTTTAATATAAAATTAGGAGTGTAAATTCTCATAAATCTTATTTTATATACATTTTTCTTGATATTTGGATTTTTGTTTATCATGATTATTTTCTAAAAGATGTATTACATTTGGATTTATTTATAAATAGTTACAATGCTATTAATATTTTAAATAAATATTTTCTTAAATATTTTTTTGTGATAACAATAAATACAAATCTATTTCATTTATACATTTTAAAATAATAATTTAAACACAATTATCAAGAATATAATTAAGATCTTTATCTTTTAAATCAGGATGACTAAAAATACATCGTGTAAGTCTTGATAGATCCAGTGTTTTTCTTAATAATTCTTCTTTATATATAAAATAAATAATACGAATATCATAATATTCCATTATATGTATAAATAACTCATCTGGAATTTCATTAATTAAATTAGTTAATGTGCATGTATTTGTTGTATTACCCATTTTTAAATTATAATTTATTATCATCTTTTGTATTAAGAGTTATTAAGCTATCATTTTTTATTACACATAAGATTTATGAAAATTTACATTTACTAATTTTATATGAAAAATAAAAATAATATTATTTCATTATATCTATTTATAATAGATTAATTAAATAATATTTAGTAATTCTTAGAAAATGCTAGAAACTTTAATTAAAAATATTATTCAGTTTCTAGCATTGATATTGTCTAATTATTATCTCCTAATTACCAATTATATAAATAAATTTTTAGTGATTCTGAGAAATTATAATCTTCTAGCATTAAATTCTACTAAATATATTTTTAAGATGGCTATATTATATCAATATCATCCATAATCATTTCATCTAAGTTTTCAATAATATCCTCTTCAAACTTATCTGCTAACATATTTTCATCTTCATTATCAACAACTAAATCTATAATTTGATCTTTTAAAATATTCTTTTCTTCTTCAGACTTTTTATTCATTACTTTTAACCAATCTTTAATAGTATGATTTTTACTTTTAATATTATTCATATTACGCACTAAATCAGATATGATGGATTGTGGATTTTTCATCACCAAATCAAATATTTGATAAACTGGTTTTTCAATTTGATGAGATAAATAATAATTATAATCTATCTTTAATTTCTTTTCCATAATATATTGTGGATGTTCTATCGTATCACCTTGTAATAATTTACAAGTTAGTTGTTTTTTACATTTATCATGATGAATTTGTTTATATTTATCTTTTCTTAAATTATGTTTTTCATTACATTTATTACAATACCATGCAGTACATGTTAAACAATTTACCAATGATGTTTGATTCGCGTTTAATTTACAAAATCTACATATTTTATTACATGACTCTCTATGATTACCTAAATGATAATAACAATATATATTCATACATGTAATACATTTACATTTTTCCGGATTTACTTTAATATTACATATTTTACATAATATATTAGATGTATCTATATAACAGTATGGTATTCTATCGTTAGATTGTGGTTTATTACCCGGATCTCTTTCTCCCATTCTATCCGCTAAAACTTTATGTGCTATTTGTGTTGGATTTGAATAATCGGTTTTAACTGTTTTACTGATAACTAATTGTGATATATCTACATTACCATTTAATAGATCCTTAATTGAATTATAAAAAAACTTTTTGGAATCTTCAATATTTCTTTTATTTAATATAATATCAATAACACCTCCATATATTGTTTTTACGATAGGAGCATTATCACGTCTTTTTAATACAATTCCCATACTTGTTTGTGTATATTTCTCTGTACTATGTACATATTTATTACCAAAATACCTTTTCTTAGAAAATATACAAAATGGCCAAAACGTTTTTTCATATTCAATATTTTGTGGCGCTTTCATATTTTTATTAATATTTGCAGCTGCTTCTTCGCCTATTTTAATCGATTCCGCCAATAATTCTTTTTCCGTAAATTCTTTTCCAGGATTTCTCCTTTTAATTTCATCTGTAAAATTCACAAATATAGAATCCGTATTTTTAACTATTAATTGTCCAATACCTCCATGAAAATTACCATGTGTCGTTTCTATATCATATACATATTCATTATTATCTATTTTATACAGAAAATCTATATGCTTAATGCTTTTACTACCATTTAAAGATATATGTTTAAAATTATCTATATAAATATGAAACTCATTCTTTATATTTAGTTCATCTTCAACAGATTTTAGCAAATAATAAAGTGATTGATAAAATAACTTATGATGCTGATTTAATCTCTTTGTTTTAATCATACCAAAAAATAATTTTATAAATTTTATTCTATATTCTTTCCTTGTATTTAATATATCAAATGGTATTTTTCCTATCATACCATCATACAACGCATTTATAATATTATTCATCTCACTATCCGTTTTATCTATAAATTTATTAAATGGAAATTCTCTTGGAAAATGATGTAATAACTCCATTCCAATTTTACATTCCGTTGGTTTAATAATATTTTTATTTATATCTAATAATGAATGATCCTCTGTAACATCAATAGTTCCTATATGTGTTGTAATTCTATATATTTTTTTTATTGTTTTATGACGAATTACTCTATTTATCTTTGACCAACCTTCATTCGTCCATATTTCATAATCACATTCTGTTTGTTCTTTATCTTTTCTATTTGTATCATATGGTTTAAATTCATTATAAGGTATCCAATTATTATTTAATTCTTCAATCGTAATAACATCTACATAATTATTTATCTTTATTAATAATGGTGTATCACCTGTAACCGAATCTCCATACGTTAATTTTGCACCAACAAAAGTATTTAACGTCAAATCACGCGCGGTTATAACCATCTTTCTACCTGTTGCTGTTGTACATGCTGCTAATTCTTTATAGCATATTGGACTCGTTGTTGCTCCAACCTGTCCATACAATGAATTACATGTAACTTTATATGCAAGTTGTAATCCATCCAAAACGGATAATTGAAATTCATTATTTGTCTGTTTTATAGATAATACGTCATTCTTATTCACAATTATTTTACCTTTAATCACATTAAATAATTCATAATTATCTTCTTTTTCCGTCGGTATCCCATCCACACTCGTTCCATCATTTAATTCAAAAGTTTTATATTCCATTATTTTACGAGTATCTTTACGCGCTTTTAATAATTTTCTTAAAATACGCGGTAAAACGGATTTATCTCCATTATCCGCTTCTGCAAATCTACATACTTTATATCCTATCTTTTTTTTATCATCATCTAACCCTTCAAATATATCATATTCAATATCTATATAATGATATCCTTGTAAATTATCATATTTTTCATTAATTGTATTTTTCTTTAATTCATATTTATTTGATTTTAATACATATTCTTTATATCCTACAATGGAATCATGTGATATATTTTCTGCAATCATAGATGATGGATATAATGAATTATAATCCATTACTACAACAGGTTCTAAATATATATCTGGTGTTGGAACAAATACAATAGCTCCTTCATATGAATTTTTATCAATATCATTAATGGATAAATCTTTGATTAAAAAATTTTCTTCTCTACAAAATTTTGCAACAAGTGAAAATATTTTAATACCTTGACCTCTTAAAAATAAATATGAAAATGGAACTACACATACATTCGACATACCTAAATTATTCGTTATAACCTGTAATTTATTAATTAAATCATTAACAAGCTTACAATCCATAATACAATATACTGCAATCGTTTTTATTTTATCCGGAGTACCTTCCTTAAAATTTTTAAATAATTCCTTTGGTGAAAGATCCACTTTTTGTTGTTTCATAAAATGTTTTGCAACATTATCTAATTTATATGAATCTAATTTATAATCACGTTGAACAACCTTAAGCAAATCTATCTGTACAATACCTTCTATATCAATATATTTTAATATATTGACTCCAAGTGCACTTGATGATAAATCTTGAATAGTTAATGCTACTTTACACGTATTTGCATATGCTGGTTTTATTCTTTGTAATTTTCTAAATAATATATCATGATATGGTGATACAATATTACCATTTCCAGATTCCGCACGTTTGTAAATATATTCCCAATCAAACCCCCAAATATTATATCCTGTTATTATATCTGGATCTAATCTCTCAATAAATTTCGCCCATCCTAATATTAAATCTTTCTCATTATCAAATGATTCAACCATCGCACCCTCAATCGGATCACATTTATTTAATGTTGCTATATATTGTAATTTACAATCATTCTCTCCAAATATATACACAGTTGTACCTATTTGAATAATAGGATCATTTTTACGATCAAATTTTGGAAAAGTACCATCTTCACTACAACATTCTATATCAAAAGATGCAATAATTATTTTAGCAATATTATTACTTTCTATTTTTATAATATCATTATAATTTACTGTAATATCTATTTGTGTACGACTTAAACTTGGAACATTTTTCTTATATTTACCTGCAACTATTTTTAACCAACCAGAAGGATCCACATTTTTTACATGAAAAAATCTTAAAAGTGAACTTACTTTCGTTTCATATAATTTATTACTAATATCAAATTCTTCATTCCATTTTTTAACATTTATTTTATTCTCTTTAAAAAATTTAAGATAAGTATAATAAGAAGATTGATTTTTTAATACAAATATACCATAATTAAATAATTCATTATTAGTAAATCCATAAAACTCTTTTTTTTTTACAATACCTCCATGTATTAATCCGTCACGATCTTTTTTATTAATCATTTTTAATACATTGTTTTTGAATTCATCAAATTCTTTATTTCCCCATTTATCAGGAATTTTAAAGAAAAAATATGGTTGAAATCCTTCAATATGAATACATATTGAATTACCATTATCTGTAACTCCATATCCTCTAATAATTAAATTTTTATTCTTTTTTTTATATTTATTAGCTTCGTTTTCATCCTCATCTTCATCTTCATCTTCATCTTCTTTTACAATATCATATGACTTCCACTCAATAATTTGAAAATTTATATCATTCGTTTTATAATTAAAATTTTCCGGTAATAAATTACGAATCATATATAGATTTATTCATACCCTTTTAAATTAAAAATATATTTAATAAAATAATCATTTTTTTTTATTTTTATAAAAAATATTTTCTAAAATTATACAACAAATGTATTATATAATAATATATCTATCTTTCTATTGATTATTTAATAATCAACTTTTCTATTGATTATTTAATAATCAACTTTATCTCTTTTGATTTACATCATCTGATCTAATGTGTAACACTTAGTGATTAATATAATTATTTTTTTTTTGGGTTGTATAACAAACCACTTTTTTTCATTATATTATTATCTGTTCTTATAGTACTATTTGATATACCTATTGGGAATCCTAAATAGGGATGAAATTTAGTTTTTGGATTTTTCTTAGATGTTTCAATAAATATTGGTTTTTGATCCATTTTATGAAATATTTTTTTTTTCAATAATTATATAAATAATAATTTAAATAGAATTAACTGTCATTTTTTTTTATTTAAAATTAATATTATTTTAAATATATAATTATGAATAATGGTATTATTGGATTAAAAAATAGAGGCAATACGTGTTATTTAAATACATCATTACAATGTTTAAGTAATTTAACATTATTAACAGATTATTTTTTATCAAATTCTTATGTTTCTGATTTAAATAATCGTTTTAACGAATTAAAAGATAAAAAAATAAATGAAATACTATTAGCAAAGGAATATGCAAAATTAATAAAAGCAATATGGACAAGTACTACATCCGTCGAACCTAAATCATTTCATCAATTATTACAAAAATATGATAATAATTTTTCAGGATATAATCAACATGACTCACATGAAGTACTCGCATTAATTTTAGATTGTTTACATGAAGGTTTAAAATATGATGTGGAATTAAATTATACAGGTACTATTAAAAATAAATTAGATGAAATAGTTGTAGAATCTATCCAAAATTGGAAGAAAGAACACAATAATAAATATTCAATTATTGCAGAATTATTTTTTGGTCAATTTATTAATAAAATAAATTCACTTGAAGCGGATAGTAAAGATAAACTTATATCTAAAAATTTTGAAATTTTTAGTTCTTTAAGTCTACCTATACATGGTAATACATTATATGATTCATTATCAAAATATTTTGAAAAAGAGATATTAGAATCAAAATATTTAGATGAAAAAAATAATAAATATATTGATACTTATCGTCAAATAAAAATGATGAGAGTACCTAAATATTTAATTATTATTCTTAAAAGATATAATACATATCACGCCAAAACACATAATATTATATCATATCCTATTGATGATTTAGATATGTCTTATTACTGCGATGGTTATGATAAAATAAATTGCATTTTAAAATTGATATCTATTGGATGTCATATTGGAGGATTAAATGGTGGACATTATTTTTCAATATGTAGACATAAAAATGAAAACTGGTATAAATACGATGATGATTCTGTATCTGAATTTAATATTCATACAGATAAAAATATATTATTTAAATATGGATATATACTTATATATGAAAAAATGGATGAATAGAGTGAGGAAACATAGATTTCCTAATTAATATTTTTATAAAAATATATTTACAAAATAATTTATAAAAATATTTTGCTCAAATTTTTTTCTTATTAAATATATATATGAATAATATAGCAAATAAAGATTTAAAAGAAACTAGTTATATTTTTAATTTTTTTTTTAATAGTGTACCAAATAATTTTAATAATAGATTATTACAATTATGTAAGTTTGTAGATTTTTATATTTTAAAAATTAAGAATGAAAAAAATATTACAAAAATTTACAATAATATAAAATTTAATACAAATGATGAAATTACACTTAATGATATATTAAAAGCATTTGTTGTAATTGTAAAAAAATTTCTTTATCAGTTTAGTATAAAAGATGATGTTAGAGATGATACTTTTGCAAAATTATTATATATAAAATCAAATAATAATAATTTTGATCCATTATATTATGATAAATTAATAAAAAAATTAATAAAAATATTATATATACTTTTTGAAAGTAGAAAAACAGAAGATTCATATATTTTATTAAATGAATTAGCTGGTAATAAAAATAAAATAAAAAATTTATTAAATAGAAATAAAAATAAAAAAAATAGTATATTAGAATTTATTTTTAATAATGATGATTTTATGCAAAAACATGAATTAAGTGATAATCAGATTATTAATATTGTAAAATTATTTAATAATAATAATTCAAATGTAAATCAAAATTACAAGGATATAAAAAATGATGTAGATATACGCTGATAATTATTTAAAAATTCTCATTTAAATTTGTTTTTATAAAAATAAATTTAGTAGAATTATAAATTACGATGACTATATTTTTTAAATAAAAAAAATATACATTCTGAATCAATCGATTTAGAACAAAAACTATAAATTTATCATTAAATTTAATATTTAAAGATAAATTATACTAAAATCTTATATTTATAAATAAATTTACAGCCTCAATAGATATAATAAAATAATTTAATTATTGATTTTTTATTTTTAATATAAAATTAGGGTTGTAAAAATTTTTTTACAATGACAATATTTTTATATTTAGTATAAAATAAAATATTTTATAAATATAAGAGTATGGATAAAACATATAAAAATATATTTACGCCTAAAAACAATAATTCTCGAAATATACCACAAATACAACCACTCGAAACAAAACAACCATTACTACAACTTGATAAAAGAATAAATATTAAAAATATATTTATAATACTTGTAATTATATTAATATTGGGATTAATTATTTATTTAATAATATGCGGTATACATTATTCTCAAATAACATGTTATGAAAAAAAAACATTTACACAATATATGACTGATTTTACAAATAATGAAGTATGTATATTAGAACATAAACCTATTCCTGTTAAACCAAAAGAATTACCTCCTGAAAAAAAAAATATAAATATCATTCCTTCCTTTCAAAAAAAAAAAGAAGTATATCATATTGCAAATCAAGATTATACTTATGACCAAAGTAAATGTAAATGCGAATCTTATGGAGGACGATTAGCAACAAAATCAGAATTAATTGATGCTTATAATAAAGGTGCAAATTGGTGTACATATGGTTGGACTGAAAAACAATCTGCATATTATCCTGTTCAACAATGTGATTGGGATAAAATAGATGCAACAAATAAAAGATTACCTAAGAAAAGACAAGTATACTGTGGTTTACCAGGTATTAATGGTGGTTATTTTGCAAATCCGAACTTAAAATTTGGTGTAAATTGTTTTGGTGTAAAACCAGAAGGAGAACTTAATAAACAAAAAAAACCATACTGTCCTCCGATGAATTTCTGTAAATTGGAATCAAATTTTGAAGCATCTCATAAACTAGATACAGATGAAATTGTTGGATTTAATAATGATCAATGGAGTGAAAATATTTAAAAATATCACTTCGTATATAAAGATATATCTCTAAAATTTTTTAAAAATAATAGAATTATATTAATATAATTTTTAATTTATTATATTAAAAATATTTGTATTTATTAGTTTATGATATTAATAATTTTATTTTTCTCAATTATACTTTTTATTGGAATATTTTATTTTTATCAAAATACTAATGGTTATACTAAAAGTATATCTAGTTTTCTACCTTATTGGTATAATAATCCTATAATCAGCAAAATGAAAATTTTGAAAGTTGTACTCCGGGAACTTTTTGTGTTAATAGTGATTTAATTTTTGGCACCTATAATAATGTATGTAAATGTATCGTTCCCCCTAATAATCCAATAACTGATAAAACTAATCGTGAAACAACTGATAGTACTACTGGTACTACTGTTAGTCCCATTGTTAGTAATACTGTTAGTACTACTACTAATATTCCCGATGGTTGTTATCCAAATAAAACTACTAACTTTGAAAAAAAATGTAGAGATCTAGACCCAACAAAAGGTCTTAAAACATTAACTGAATGTACGGGATATCCAGGTTATTCAAAAGTTACTTGTGATTCTAATTACATTAATGGTATAGATTACGGCAGTAATATAATAACACCATGTTTAAATAAAAGTGATGATTTTGATACTTGGTGTCGATATTATAATGATGTTACTAAAATTCCAAAGGGTTATAATATAAATAGTATAGGTGCTAATAAAATTTTAGTTGGTGAATTAGGAGGATGTTTTACAAATGATGGTAAATCAGATAATAATAATGCAAGGGCGGTTTGCGATTACAATCATATGGATGAAATCACGCGTTTAGAACCTGCAAATAAAAGAATAAATTATAATGTTTATACAGAATGTCTTCCAGAGACAACTGAATTTATACCTGTATGTAATAAATTATTAAATGATCAACCTGTTTATGTAACACAAATAATGGGTTACGATTGTAATCCTGGATATGTAAGAGCAAAATGTTTACTTTCAGTTGATCAACAAGATTATGACAATGATTTTTTTAATAAATATTATGATCAAGAATATTCTACTACACATACAGATCTAAATGTTCAATGTGCTGATAAATGTAAATAAAAGTGATGAATAAAATATATTTTATTTATACATTAAAATTTGTCTTCTAACATCTTTTAATCGTTTTTCTATATTACTTCGAATAGAATTATTTATTTCTTTACTCGTAAAAATAGCATCTATAATATTTAATTGTAACATTAAGTATTTTTCATTTTTATATAATTTTTTTATTTTAACTTTTTTATCATGGTCTGTTTTATCTAATATACTTCTTTGTATCATGCTTTTTTGTACTATAGTTTTAGGTTGCATTATATAATTTATATAAATTATATAACATTATATAATCTTTAATTATTTTAGCTATCATTTTTTTTTTATCTAAGAATAAATTTCAACTAAATCAATAAATGTAATATTATATGTATCGCACATATTTTTTATTCGCTTTGGATGAAAAATTTTCTCAACTAATTCTTTGAAAATAATTTTTCCAATTAAATTTATATTTATATTTATATTTTTAAAATCACTATACTCTATTTGTAAATTAAATTGATTATATGTTATATTATGACAATAAAAATCATAATATCCAATTAAAATATTTTTATTTAATTTTAATAATGACATTGTATAATGTTTATATAATACTAATTCAATTAAATTATTTGTTATATAATAATCAATTTTTTTATTAAAATAATAACCAAAAATAATACGATTCACTGATTTCGGTATATCTCCATCTTTTAATTCTTGATTAAATTCGCGACCAAAAATAAGTGTAGTAACAAATTTTGGAATAACTCCTTTTGTTAAAGGTTGATTAAATTCATTTCCAAAAACAATATCCATGACAGATTTTGGTATAACTCCTTTTGTTAAAGGTTGATTAAATTGACTTCCAAAATAAAGATGAGTAACAGATTTTGGTATAACACCTTTTGTTAAAGATTGATTAAAAGAATATCCAAAATGAAGATGAGTAACAGATTTTGGTATCATACCTTTTTTTAATGGTTTATTAAAATCGTTTCCAATAATAAGACGAGTAACTGAGTTTGGTATCATTTTTTTTTTTATATTTTGATATTCTCCTAATCTAAGATATGTTACAGAATTTGGTATATCACCTTCTTTTAATTCTCGATTAAAAGAATATCCAAACTTAAGTTCAATAACAGAATCAGGTATATCTCCTTTTTTTAAAACTTGATTAAACTTATTTCCGAATGTAAGATGAGTAACAGAATTTGGTATATATGAATTACATATATTTCCAAAAAATATATTCATAAAATTTAGTTTGTTTCTTAATGGTTGATTAAAACAATATCCAAAAGTAAGAATTCTAACATTGTTAGGTATAGTTCCATTTTTTATAGATTGATTAAAACATGAACCAAAAGTAAGATGAGTAACAGAATTTGGTATCATACCTTTGTATAAACATTGATTAAAACAATCTCCAAATGTTAAATGTGTAACTGAATTTGGTATATCGCCCTCTTTTAATGGTTTATTAAAACAACCTCCAAATATAAGATGTGTAACAGAATTTGGTATAATTCCTTTTTTAAGTGGTTGATTAAACTTATATCCAAGTGTAAGATGTGTAACAGAATTTGGTATAATACCTTCTTTTAAGGGTTGATTAGATCCTGAACCAAAATGAAGATGAGTAACAGAATTCGGTATAATACCTTCTTTTAATAGTGAATTCGTTTCGCTTTCAAAATTAAGATGAGTAACAGAATTCGGTATAACACCTTTTTTTAATAGTTGATTAAAATGAAATCCAAAAGTAAGATGAGTAACTGAATTTGGTATAATACCTTCTTTCAAAGGTTGATTAAAAAAATCTCCAAATATAAGATGCGTAACAAAATTTGGTATAATACCTTCTTCTAATGGTTCGTTTTTTAATATATAATAATTATTATTATCATAACTTGATTCAGGCTTTTTTGTTAATCGTTGTTGATTATATAATAATGCAATACTTAAATCTATATTCATATTATATTAAATAAAAAATATTATAAATAGTTTTTATTATAAAAAATAAATCAAATTTTTTATAATATTTTATATATTTATTGATTCATACATTGTACGAATAACATCATCTTCAAATACAATTTTAGGTTCATTATTCCATTCACTATATTTCATTGCATTTTTTGTTGGTCTTTCAAGTGCAAATAATTCTTTTAATGCAATCAAACGTTTTTCAATTGGATAAGATGTTTTTTTAATTTTTTTACTAAGTTTTTTCCATCGCCATTCAAATTGTAATGCTGCTTTCCATTCAGGAAAGCCTTCTATGTGAACAACTCTTTTCCAAATCTCACCTTTTGCAACTTTTACACTCGTTGCACGTGCACCACCCTTAATTTCTTTATTATGCTGTCTTAAACGATGATTAAGATCAATCGTTGCACCTATATAAGTACTGTTATTTGTAGATAATAATAAATAAACATATGAAGCTTTATTCGTAATATTTTGTGGGTCTAAAGAATCCATATATATACTTTTCTAAATAAAAAAATATTGAATTTTATAATAAATTAAAAAATATTGATTTTTATATTTAAATAGATTTAAAGATATATTATTTCTATTAAAAATAATTATGTATGATAATATTGAAGATGAACAAAATAACTATGAAAAAATGGATTTAAAAATTATTAATTTTATAAAAATGATTAATAATAAAGAAACAGAAAAGATACCAGAACCAACAAATTTTATTATTTCTACACAATCTGCTATGTGTAATATAAATAATGTACAATCTATAGAATTATCAAAAATAGTGGTTTATATTGCAAAAAAAATTATTAATAATATTATTTTAAAACAAAATGAAAATTATTTAATTAGAGGAATTGTAGTAGATAGTATTATTATTCGTTTTGATGAAAGTTATTTAAAAAAACACAAAAAACCATTTATTAAATATTTAGGAATTATATATGAATATGATAATATTCAAGATATTTTATTTATACTTAATAATATTGAACAATTAGAAAATAATTCATTAAAAAAACATGGTAGGCAAAAGAAAAAAGAAAATGAAAATTTTTATAATAGTTGTTCTATTATTGTAAAAGGATCGCCAACTATGAAATGTGTAAATATTAAATTATTTAATAATGGTAAAATAACTTTAACTGGTTCAAAATATGAACATGATGGATTTCATTCTTGTAATGTATTATTAGAAGAAATGAAAAAAAACAAACATATATTTTTAAATAATACTGAAGAAGAGGTTGATAAATTAAATATTATAAATTATAAAATAACAATGATAAATAGTGATTTTGATACAAATTTTAAAATAGATTTATTGAAGTTGCTTGATATATTAAACGAAAATGAAAAAGATTTATTTACAAAATTTAATCCTGAAAAATATCGAGGATTAATTATTGGATATTATTGGAATACTGATAAAATTATTCAGGATGGTAAATGTATATGTAATTCAAAATGTAATGGTAAAGGTATTGGTACAGGAGATGGACAATGTAAAAAAATTACTATTTCTATTTTTAAAAGTGGTTCTATTATTATAACTGGTGGGCGTTTAGTTGCACAAATTAACGATGCATATCGTAAAATTAATAGTATATTAAAAGAGCATTATCATAATATTGTAAAATTATCTATTTTAGATTTTATTAATGATGTTGATTATATAGAGGATATATCTAAAAATGATATTTCAAAAAAAATAATTAGAATTAAGAAAATGATTTAATACAATATTAAAATATTATTCATAGCTAAATCCTTATATAATCTAGAAAATATAGGTTTCTTTTTAGTATTTTTTATAAATAGTTGTTAAAAATTATTGTTATTTAAAACTACATTTTTTTTAATTTTAAATATCTTATTGGAAAGGCTAAAATACTTCTACAAATAACACATGGTGAACAATAACATACACTTTCATCATCCATTTCATCTTCTTCTAAATATTCATACTCAATATGAAAAGTATTTTTACTTCTATAAAAATAATTCATTAAATATTTTGATAATGTAACAAAATTATGTATAATAATCATTGTTCTATTTATCTGATAATATTAATTATTACAATAATAATTAGATATTTTAAAGAATCAATTTTTTTTCGTGATAGTAAAAAATTGATTTATTTTTTTATTGTTATCAATAAATCAATTTTATACATAAATATATATTAAAATGAATTATGATTTATACATTATGTTTTTACATAATTTTATGAATAATAATATTCATATGTGGTTGTATAATAATAGATTAAAGGAAGGAATAATACCAAATCCTTTTACTCATCTTATTCTTAGTGATAAATCTAATATAAAAATAAATGAAAGAACAATACCAAAAACAATTACTCATTTTACTTTTGGACGTAGATTTAATCAAAAATTAAAAAAGGAATTATACCAAATTCCGTTACTCATCTAGATTTTGGTAGTTTTTTTAATCAAGAATTAAGTGAAGGAATTATACCAAATTATGTTACACATCTTACTTTTGGTAATCATTTTAATCAAGAATTAAGTGAAGGAATTATACCAAATTCAGTTACTCATCTTATATTTGGTTGTCTTTTTAATTAAGTATTAAGTGAAGGTGTTATACCAAATTCTGTTACTCATCTTACATTTGGTTATAGTTTTGATAAAGAATTAAAAGAAGGTGTTATACCAAATTCTGTTACTCATCTTACATTTGGTTATAGTTTTGATAAAGAATTAAAAGAAGGCGTTATACCAAATTCTGTTACTCATCTTACTTTAGGAAAAATTTTTAATCCAAAATTAAATGAAAGAATAATACCAAATTCTGTTACTCATCTTATATTTAATAATTATTTCAATAATGAATTAAAAGAAGGAACTATACCAAAATCTGTTACTCATCTTACTTTAGGAAAATATTTTAATAAGAAATTAAATTATTATATTATAATAATTATGCAAATATTGATCTAAAATTAAATAAAAATACTTTAATTGGATATTATGACGATAATTACAATATTATATATAATAAATATAATATTAAATTAAATAATGACTTAAAAAAATTATTTGATAATTTTATTTTACACCCTTGAAGAATTAAAATGGAACAAAAATTCTATAAAAATAACTGATACCTAAAGGTTTAGGTTTTTCAACCTTGTAGTAAATTTTGGGTATGTCAAAGTCTTTAAACCCGACTGAATG